GACGCTGCTCTACAAGTGGCTCGGGAAGGACCATCCGACGCTGACGACCGTGCTGCTCGTCACGGCGACGTCGGTGCGGCTGTCGCTGGCCGCGTCGAACTATCGCGTGGAGCGACGACCGTGGCCGTAATCTGCCAAGACTGCGGCGGCGGGACGACATTCGACCCGGGGCGCATGATGTACACCTGCGTGTCATGCGGACGCGACACGCCGTGGGAAGAAGCAATCGATCGCGTCAAGCGAGAGCGCGTCACATGGGAGCCCGCCGCGATCGCGCCCAAGCCCAAGCCGGAGATTCCCGACTACAGCACCCCGATCCTCGCGTGGCGGATCTGGACGGTCGACGTTGCGGCAGACCGCCTGGTCTCACAGGTCCGACAACCGGTGGCCTGGACGCCGTATGCCGCCCTCGAGGCGCGCCATCTTCCGCGCTCCCACCACGGGCGAACATGCGACTGCCCGGAGTGTTGGGCGGATCGGTTCGGTGCGGCCAGGTGCAACGGGACGCCGTGCGATGGCCACGTTCCGCTCGTGGCTCCCGGCTGCGGCCTCTACGGCTACAAGTCGAGCGCGGCGTTGCGCGCCGGCCAGCGACGCGACTACCAGCAGTATCCGTCGATGGAGAAACCGCCGCTTGTCGTCGGCACCGTGCATCTGTGGGGCCGGATGGTCGAGCACGAGCACGGCTACCGCGCGCAGTTCGCCTATCCGGCCACGTTCGTCTACGGGCACAAGTGTGACGCGCGGGCCTTCGCCACCACCTACGGTGTGCCCTACCAGGAGGATGAGTCATGGAAATCGGAATACCCGTCAGACGATTCGTGGCCGAACCCCTTGAGTCTCCCGTTCCCGAGCGGCTTCCAGATCGTCAGGATGAGCGCGGTCTACCTGGCCCCGACCCCGTCGCCAATCCCGATCCCGAGCCCGAACTCGTCCCTGCTGGCGCCGAGTAACGCGCCGTCGCCGATCATCGTGCCGAGGCTGCCACAGCTACAGCTACCCGTCGGGTGGATACTCGACGACGACGAGGACGGCACGACGTCCATCCACTATCGCAAGATCAAGAAGGCGCCCACGCCGGCGAAGCCGAAGGGTCTCGAGCAGCCGTCGTTCAACCTCCTGAAGCCGCTGCACTGGTTCTACGACAAGGGTCGGAAGCTGTGGCTGCGCATCTGGGACGAGACGCCCGAGGCGTGGAAGGACTTCGTCCGCGGGTCGTGCTCATTCTGCGGGTTGCCCCGGCGCGAGTGTCGGGCACTCGCCAAGCAATACGGCCACGGGGTCTACCGGCATTGATTTGATCCCACTTGCTATCATGTGCTAGCATCCGCACGGTCGCGTCGGTCAGGGACGACTGACGAGACAGTCACCACAAGGAGCTGGCACCATGACAATCCTCAGTACACAACTCACCGCGGGCGCGCTGCTCGACCTCTTGGACCGTTCGCACAGCGTCATCTCGGAGTTGGACGACTACACCGAACACAGCGAGCTGCTGCGCGACCTGGTGCAGGCGCGGGCGCTGCTGCGGACGGAAATCGACGGCTCGCACATGGGCATCGGCCGAGAGGTCGTGCTCGTCGAGCGCAGCGACAGCAATCCCGATCCGCTCGACATCATCCGCAAGGTGACGGAGGCCCTCCGGATGCTCGGGTTCCACGGCGCGCACACGGAGTATCCCGGGTTCATCTCTGTGCCGGCGAACATCCCGGGCGACGGCAATCTGCGATGGGCGCTCGGCACGGCGAACCAGAATTGGGGCGGCAACCTGACGGACGCGCAAGACCGCGTCATCAAGGGCTTCGAGATCCCCGGCTCGGCCACGTGGACGGACCCTGACTACATCGCGGGGCGGCTGGTTGTGGAAATGGCGGTGCGGTGATGAGTGCCGTCTTCACGATGCGATCCGTGCGCGCGCTCGCGCTTCTGATCGTGGTGCTCGGCATTATGGCGATCTGCGCGCCGCTGGTGATGGCTCGCACCGCATGGCGCAGGCTGCGCCGGGTCGGTGCGCGATGACCGCCGTCCATCGTCCGGTGCGGCGGAGCGTCGAGAACATCGATCGTGGGCGAGACGCCATCCTCACGATTTACCCCGGTGGGGCGCTCGGCATTCGGCTGAAGCGCCATCGGCGGGAGTGGACCATCTCCGTCGCGGCGGTCTACCGGATGGCCGTGCAGCGGGAACTGGAGAACGAGCGGGCCGAACGGCGGAAGGCGAGCGGCCGCAAGGTGCGTGTGGCGCGGAGGGGATTGTGATCCGCGCCGTTGATCTCTTCTGCGGGGCCGGTGGGGCATCCACCGGCTTCGTCCGCGCCTGTGAGGCGCTCGGCCTCGCCTACGACCTCACGGCCATCAATCACTGGGACACCGCGATCGACACGCACAGCACGAATCACCCGAACGTGAAGCATTTGTGTATGTCGGTCGACAAGGTGAATCCGCTCGACATCGTGCCTGGCGGGCGCCTCCATCTCCTGCTCGCCGGACCCGAATGCACACACTTCTCGACCGCGCGAGGCGGCCGGCCAATCAACGAACAGTCACGGGCGACCGCGTGGCACATCCTGAAGTGGGCGCAGGAGCTCTACATCGACACGATCATCATCGAGAACGTGCCTGAGTTCCGGAAGTGGGGGCCGCTCGGGGCGAATGGTCGGCCGCTCAAGAGTCGCGAGGGGCAAGTCTTCGACGCCTATCTGGCCGCGTTCAGGGCGATGGACTACCGGCCGGAGGTTCGCATCCTCAACGCCGCGGATTACGGTGATGCGACGACACGGAAGCGGTTGTTCATCATCATGCGGCGCGGGCGTAAGTCGGTGCGGTGGCCGATGCCAACGCACTCGGCGACGGGCAAATCCACGTTGTTCGGCCCGACGCGCAAATGGCGCGCGGCACGCGAGATCATCGACTGGACCATCGAGGGGAGGAGCATCTTCCACCGCAGGAAGCCACTCAAGCCCGCGACCGTGGCGCGCATCCTCGCCGGCCTTGAGAAGTTCGGCGGGCCAGAGCTGCGGCCGTTCCTGGTGGTCTTGCGGAATCACGCTGACGGGCGGTCCGTCAACCGCCCGGTGCCGACCATCGCCGCGCAAGGGCAGCACATTGGCCTCGCCGAGCCGTTCCTGATGCACACGTCGCACGGTGGACGCGTGCATTCACTCAAGAAGCCGGTCCCGACGGTGACGGGAGCCAAGCGCGGCGAACTGGCGGTCGTCGAGCCGTTCATCCTCGGGCAGCAGTCTGGTAGCGTGCCGCGCAGCACCGGGCACCCGCTGCCGACCATCGCTACCGATGGCGCGATCTCCGTCGTCGAGCCGTTCCTCGTGCCGATGTATGGCGAGCGGCCAACCCAGGAGCCGAGAACGCACTCAGTCGAGAAACCCGTGCCGACCATCCCGGCGACCGGGACCGGGAAGTTCGGGGTCGTGCAGCCGTTCGTGGTCGACGCCAACTTCGGCAAGGGTGACCATTCGCACCGCGCGCGATCGGTGGACGCGCCACTCGGCACGCTGCCAGGGTCGAACCGCTACGCCGTCGCCGAGCCGTTCCTGACCAAGTATTTCGGGACGGCCAAGGGGGCGCAGTCGGTCGAACGACCGCTCGACACGGTGACCAGTAAGGCGCGGTTTGCCTTAGTGCAGCCGGTGGTCGACGGGTTCGTGCTCGACATCCGGTTCCGGATGCTCAAGCCGCACGAACTGGCGGCGGCCACGTCCTTCCCGAAGTCCTACGTGTTCAAGGGAAACCTGGAAGAGGTCGTCAAACAGATCGGAAACGCATGGCCGGGCGAGGTTGCGTTGGCGCTCTGCCGTGAGCAGCTCCGCGACTACGTGCGCGGCAGCGGTCGCAAAGACCGGAGGGTTTCAGCATGAACACGTTTCTCTTGCGACTCGAAAAAGCCGAACCTGGACTCTGGGAGGCGGCGCTGCGGCGGGCGGACGGTCGGCCGATGCAGCAGGTCGTCCTCGGACTGCTCAGGGCGTATATCCGTGGCCACGTAAAGGAGGGCCACATGCGCCCCGAGCCTTCTGCGCCGCCAACCTCACGTAAACTCCGCTAAATCAGTGCGATACTGTCGGTTATGGCTCAACCGGGCCGCGGCCAGTGGCGGGAAGACCCCGACGTGGTCGCGGCCGTTGACCGCTTCATGCTCCGGGTTGGCAGGCACATCTATGTGCGCCGCCACGATGAGGCGTTCAACTGGAGCCTCGAGAAGTTCGGGTATGCCTCTGGCGTGCACCCGAACCTAATCGAGCGCATCGAGAACCACCGCTCGGACCCGCGGGTTTCGACGCTGGTGCGCCTCTACTTCACGCTTGGCTGGCCGGACATGCTCATTGTGCCGACGCAGACAACACCGATGACGGTGGGAAATTCCGATCAGCAGCTGAGCGCCTGAGACACTGATGAGCGCCGGTTCCCCCCGGCGTTGTGACCACAACCTATCACCTCGCGAGGAAGCGCCAGGGGGCGCTCTACTTCGAGGACCGCCCGGGTTACGAGCGGCAGCTGCTCGACATTCCCGAGGGGCACCTCGTCGAGGTCATTCTCCGCTCGCTTCGCCGGCAACGGTCGCTCAACCAAAACCGCTACTACTTCGGCTGCGTGCTGGCGCTGATTGCCGCCGAGCACGGCATCGACTTCGACAGCAAGGCCGAGCGCGAAGCGATGCACGACGCGGTCGCGTTCAAGTTCCTGCGCATCTCGGATTGCCCGCTCACGGGCTCGCCACGCCGTCTCAGGACGCCCGACTTCGACACCGCGGAGTTTTCCCGCTACGTCGAGCGGGTGCGCCGATGGGCCGCCGAGGACGGCATCGTCATTCCAGACCCGCATCGTGTGCCGGACGAGAGCCTGGCGCCGTGGCGCGGCGAGGTCGCGGCGTGAGCCGCGCGGCCTTCTACGTCGGGTTCGCGGCCGTCGCGGTGCTGCTGGTCGTGGTCGCGTGGAGCTTCTGGCTGTGAAAGACCTCTCGCGGCTTGAGACGGCGTTCGCCGAGGGTGTCGTCGCCGGCAAGACCGCGACGCAGGCAGCGGTTGACGCGGGCTACGCGCCCACACACGCACGGAATCGGGGCTCGAAGCTGCTGAAGAAGCCGAAGATTCGGGCCTACATTGAGCTACGTCGGGCTACAGCGGTGGCCGCCGCGGAGCAGGCGACGAACATCACGCTCGCGCGCATCTTCGAGGAGCTCGGGCACGTCGCGCTGCTCGATCCCAAGGACTTATTCGACGAGAAGGGCCGACTGTTGCCGCTCCACGAGATGCCGGAGCACGCGCGTCGTGCCATCAGCTCGTTCGACGTCGACGAGACCTACGAGTTGTCCAATCGGCCCACTTCGGGCAAGGACGTGACCACGACAGGGCCCAATGGGGCCGCGATCGTGTCACAAACGGCCCCGATCGAGCCGGAATTCGAGCTCACCAGGACGACAAAGGTCCGGTTCTGGCCCAAGCTGCAGGCCCTCGAGAACATCGCCAAGCTCGCGGGCTATCTCAAACAGGATCAGAAACTTGAGGGCGAGGTCGTCCTCCGGTGGGCCGATGACTAACCCCTATCGCGGCTTCTGGCGGTCTGCCGCGCGCTGGAACGCCTGGGTGCGCCGGAATGCCTGTCGCGGCTGGAGTGACCGGTGAAATGGAGCCAGCGAGCCTCGTCATCCCGCCGTTCTATGTCGGGAAGCTGCTCAGGCGACTCGAGCAGAGCTTGGGAGGGCCGATGAGTGATCGCATCTCGCCGGTGAACGCCGAGCGGTTACTCGACGAGGCCCTGCACCTGGCGATTCGGACGCAACGTGCGTACGAGCAGGGACGTGGGTTCTGTGGTCAGTCCTGTCAACTGGCCAACTGGGAGCAACTCGCCCGTGAGCGAGGCCTGCAGTTGCCGCAGTTGCCGGAGAAAGGACCCTAGTGCGTGAGCACGCCCCGCATCGTCCGCGTGCCCTACGCGCCACGGAACTGGGCCAAGCCGGTGCACGCCTCGTTCCTGCGGTGGTTCGTGGCCGTGCTGCATCGCCGTGCCGGCAAGACGACGTGCTTCCTCCATCACTGTCAGCGGTATGCGTGCGACAACGCGCTCGAAGCCAAGCGCCTGCGCTTCCTCGAGCCGTCGTTCAGCGACCGCGACATCGCGCAGCTCCTGGAGGAGCGCAAATACGGCGTCATCTTCCCGCTCCTGAAACAGGCCAAGGGCGTGGCGTGGGGTCCGCTCAAACGCATCGCGCGCGGCATCCCAGGGGCGAAAAAGAACGAGAGCGACCTCTCCATCACCTATCCCGGCGGGCACCTGGTGCGCCTCTTCGGCGCCGACAATCCCGACAGCTTCCGCGGCTGGCCGTTCTCGGGCGTGGTCTACGACGAGTATTCGCAGCACCCGCCGAACCTGCACGGCGAGGTCGTGTCGAAGTCGCTCGCCGATCATCTCGGGTGGGCGGCCTTCGTCGGCACGATCCGCGGCAAGAACCAGTTATTCAAGACGCACGAAGCGGCCAAGGGCCGGTCCGACTGGCTGACGCTGTGGCTCGACATCAACCACTCGCTGGCCAACGAGAGCGGCGCGACCATCACCGCGCTCAAGCGCGCGATGGAGGACGACCGCGAACAAATCCGCATGGGGCTGATGCTCCAAGAGGAGTTCGACCAGGAGTGGTTCTTGGCGCCTGAAGCGGCGATCCGCGGCGCCATCCTCGGCAAGTGGATGGCCGAGATCAAGGCGCAGGTCCGCCCGTCGCTCGCCTACGAGCCGCTGCTGCCGGTCAACACCGACTGGGACTTGGGCGTCGCCGACTATATGTGCATCTGGTTCTCGCAGACGCTGCGGAGCGGCGAGATTCACCTGATCGACTACTACCAGGACATGAGCGGCGGCGGCCTGCCTGCCGCAATCAAGGCGGTCAAGGACCGCCCCTACATCTACGGCACGCACTACGCGCCGCACGACATCGAGGTTCGCGAACAAACGCTCGGTGGCCGCAGTCGCCGCGACTTCGCGCGGGAGCACGGTCTCGAGCTGAAGGCGTTGCCCAACACGAACCTGCAGGACCAGATCAACGCCGCGCGCTTGCTGCTGCGACGCTGCTGGTTCGACGAGGGGAAGTGCGACGCGGGGGTTGAGGCGCTCCGGCAATACCAGTGGCAATACAACGAGAAGCTTCAGCAGTTCATCAACGAGCCGGTGCACAACTGGGCCTCGCACGCGTCGAGCGCGTTCATGGGCATGGCGGTGCGGCACCAGGACGAGATCCCGAAGGTGCCGGACGACGTCGACGACCTGTATCGCGACCACGTGATCGGGAACGACGACACGGGTTGGATGGGAGGGTAGAGACCGTGGTTGAACGGACATTGGCCGATTTCGACATCGCTCGCGTGTGCCACGAAGCCAACCGCGCGTATTGCGAGCTGCTCGGTGACGTCTCGCAACTACCGTGGCACCACGCGCCCGAATGGCAACGCGTGAGCGCCATCAACGGCGTGCGCCACGTCATCGACCATCCGGAGTCCACGCCGGCCGACCAGCACGAGGCGTGGATGGCCGACAAGCTGGCGCAGGGGTGGGTCTACGGCGATACCAAGGACGAGGCCGCCAAGACGCATCCGTGCCTGGTGCCCTATGACAAGTTGTCACCGCAGCAGCGGGCCAAGGACGCGCTCTTTCAAGGCATCGTGCGCGCACTCATGGCGGGCCGTGGCGCGTTCGTCTGATGGAACTGGCGATGTTGACGCAGCTCGGGCACTTGCTCGGGTGCGATGGGAGGGAGAGACCGATGTGGAACGCCGAACGCATAGCTGACGCAGAACGAGGCAAGACGTCGTGCCGCCCAACGGATCGCCCGATGGATCGCGCGATAGGCACAGCCGACAAGACGCCCCAATCGGCCGTCTCCGAGAGTCTCGGTGTGCTCGTGCAGGAGCTCGATCTGTTGCACAAGGCCGAGGCCGAGGACCTGCACGCGGCGATTGCCCTGCTCGAGCAGCGCCTAACAAATGTGCTTGGGAGTCCGACAGCAGACGAGAAGACGCCAGGCGTGGATGTCCCGAAGCGACCCGCGACCTGCGCGCTCGATGACGTGATCGGGTCAGCCACGGTGCGAGTCACGCTCGCGCGCATCTCGACGCGCTCAGCGCAGACGAAGCTGCAGGCGCTGATGGATCGGCTGCGGATTTGACCGGCTGTCTCTCGTGTGGCGGGCCGCTGTTCCGATGGGATCTCGGCATCTGCGGCCAGTGCCGGCGAGCCGTGGACGATCGGATCCTCTGGCTCATGGGGCCGACGCTCCTCGTCGATGCCAGCAGGCGTCGCGTCACCGAAGTGCCCGGGTTGGGAGGCGTATGGGTCGGGAAGCGCGCGCAACGGCCAGGTTGACGCCGGCCGAACGGCAACTGCGACGGCTGCACCGCACCGCGCGGGGCGTCCGCAATCTGCGTGTGCTCTATGACGGGATGCGTGGGATCAACAGGAGCGACCGTGAAGCCATCCTCGAGCAGATTCGCCCGTGTCTCACGTTTCCCGTCAGCGACGCGGAATGGGCGTGGCTCCGCCAGAAACTTGGCCTCACCGAGGGCGTGGTCGGAGGATCCGACGGTGATTCCGCCGCCGGAGACGGTGACGGTGCCGAGCCGCCCGAGAGTGGTGCTGTATGACGCCGAGGACCGCCCCCTCGTGCGTCGGATTGGGTTTCGCACATGACGCTGGTGCAGCTGACTGACTATCCCGGTGACGTGTTCGAGCAGCTCGGGCCTGGTCCCGGCGGGTCGATCATGCTGATCAACCGCACGGCTCCACTGGTGAAAGAGATCCGGGCGCTGCTCGATCGGGTCGACACGCTCTCGGAACAGATCAAGCTGCTGCAGGCGGATGCCAAGCGCCAAGCGAGTCGGTCTTCGCGACGTGTCGAGATTCTCCGGTGAGCGTGCTCCGCGCCCGTCGGCTCGTGGTGATCGAGGTGCTCTCCGTGCGCGGGGAGGGCGAGGCGCGGCATCAGGTCACGCAGTATTTCTCGATCGACGGGACACGACTGCTGGCCGAACGCGAGGAGCTGTCACATGACCAGATGGTGGAACGCCTGCGGCCAGCGGATCCTGGCCTTCATCCACGGAGGAAATCGGCATGAGCAAACACAAGGCACCGAACCCGAGCGCGGACTCTACGACAACCCCATCGATCTCGACGCCCTCGCCAGACGACTCAGCACCGGCATCCAACCTGCCAACGGCTACCAGCAGTGCTGGCCCAACAGCCACATCGCCGTCGGGCAATACGAACGTCGACGCTGTTTCGCCTGCTGCCCCGACGACTGCGCCGGCATCGCCGCGAGACTCGGCGAGTGCGCCAGAGTCACAGCCAAGCCCGCTGGAACTCGACCTACTACGGCACGGGCGACTGACCGGCCGCGATCGAACCAACGACCTGCAGCGGCTCAATCTCGAGCACGGAGCCGAGGTCGTGGCCGCAACGATCGCTAAGTTGATCAAGGGCGGCGTGCTCGATGCGGGCCAGGTGCTCACCCCCAAAGGCCAGCAGGCGCTCACGCGGTTCGGCGGGTAAAAGGCCGAAGCTCGATGCACTCTGATACGCCACTCGGTAAAGCTAGTCTCTACGCGCTGTGCTACGAGATGATGCGCCGCGTCCGAGAGGGCTATGCGCAGACGCTCGTCCATCGGAAGGGCCGGACGGTCGTCATCGCGCTGCAGTGTGCGACCGAGGAGGAGTGCGAGGCGCTATACGCCCAGGCTCGCCGCCAACTCACATGACCCCTCGCCGCGGCGGCCGTCGCATCGACCTCGAGACGTTTACCGAACCGATGATGACGGTGAACGAAGCCGCGCGCGTGCTCACCGCCGATCGGCGCACAGTGGAGAAGTGGTGCGAGAACGGCGACCTGGTGCTGCGCGTGCTGCCTGGTGGGATGCGCCGCATCACCACCGCGTCGGTGCGCGAGCTGCTGCGCAAGTCCGAGCAACGCGCGTCATAGCCGAACATATATTCGGATAGCTTCGGATAGCGTCACCACGGTTCGCGTTCCGGCCGCTACCCCCTCCACAACGCCTCGCCAGTGCGCGAGGCTAGTCGACATGCGCGCCCACTCCCGAACGGGCGCTCCTCCAAATAAATGGCATCCACCCGAGGCGCGGAGGGTCTTCCACAGCCCTCCGCGTCTGACGAACCGGTCACGCAGAAGCCCCGCGGTGGGGCGGACCATGAATCGCTCCTGCGACTGGCGCGGGATCGCTTCCGCATGGTCTGCGAAGCCGAGAGTCAACTTCGGCAACAGCAACGCCTCGACAAGGAATTCATCGCCGGTGAGCAGTGGAACGAGCCTGAGAAGGCCGCACGCAAGAAGGATCGCCGCCCAACCCTGACCGTCAATCGCCTTCCCGCCTTCAAGCGCCAGATCACCGGCAACGCCCGACAGAATCGCCCCGAGATTGAAATCGCGCCGGTCGACGACTACGGCGATCCCGCGACCGCGGAAGTCTTCGGGGGCATCGTCAAGCACATCGAAACCACCAGTCACGCGCAAGCGGCCTACGATACGGCGCTCGAGGATGCCGTCGTCATGGGCCGCGGCTTTCTGCGGCTCGTCACCGAATACTGCGACGACCTGTCCTTCGACCTCGACATCAAAATCAAACGCGTCCGCAACGCGCACCAGGTCTACTACGACCCGCGCTGCGTCGAGATCGACTACTCGGATGCGATGTTTGCGTTCTTCGCGACTGACTACTCGCGCGAAGAGTTCACGCGGCGCTTCCCCGACGCGGATCTCTCGCACCTGAGCGACGAGGCCTTCGACGGGGCCATCGGCGACGACAAGCAGTATTGGTGGCTTGAGAACGACACGGTGCGCGTGGCGGAGTATTACTACGTCGATTTCCTCGACGTCACCGCGGCGCGGCTCTCCGACGGGCGCGACATGACGATCGAGGAGGCAGAAGCGGCCGTCGCCGAATCCGCCGCCCAGGTCGAAGCGGCCAAGGCGGCGATCGCGCAGAAGTTCGCGGCGTTCCCCGGCGTGGCCATGCCGCCGATGCCCGCGCCCGAGCCACTCACCATCGTCAAGACGCGGCCGGCGAAGAAGCGGCTGGTGCGGTGGGCCAAGATCACCGGCACGCAGGTGCTCAAACAAGGCACGTGGCCCGGCAAGTTCATCCCCATCATTCCCGTCGTCGGGGAAGAGATCGATCTCAACGGCAAGATCGACCTACGCGGCATGGTGCGCGACATGCGCGACCAGCAGCGCGCCTACAACTTCATGGTGTCGAGCTTGGTCGAGACGATCATGCTCGCGCCCAAATCGCCGTGGGTCATTGCCTCCCGACAGCTCAAAGGCCACGAGAAGTTCTGGAAGACGGCCAACACGCAGGCCTGGAGCTATCTGCCCTACGAGGCCCTCGACAGCAACGGCACCTTTGCCCCGCCGCCGCAGCGCAACACCTTCGAGCCCGCGATCGCCGCCATCGTCGCCGCGATCGCGCAGCACGACAACGATATGAAGGCCGTGACCGGGCTCTACGACGCCAGTCTCGGCCGACGCGGCGCGCAGGAATCCGGCATCGCCCTGCAGCAACGCCAACAGCAGGGCGACATCGGGCAAATCCACTTCCCCGACAACCTGTCGCGGGCGCTCTGGGGTCTCGGGCGCCAGCTCCTCGACCTCATCCCGAAAATCTACGACGTGCCGCGGGTCGTTCGGATCATCGGACCCGACGAGAAGAAGCGCAACGTGATGGTGCACGCCGGCTACGGCGACGACGTGCCGAATCCCCTCCCGAAGGGCGTGACGGACGTCTACGACCTCTCGGTCGGCCGCTATGACGTCGTGGTCGGATCGGGACCGGGCCCGCAGACACGGCGGCAAGAGGCCGTGCTGATGATGACGCAGGCGATTCAGGCGCACCCGGAACTCCTGAACATCATTGGCGACCTCTACTTCGGATCGATGGACTGGGCCAAGGCGCGGCAGATTGCCGATCGACTCAAGAAGGTCATTCCGCAGGCCCAGGATGACGACCAGGGCGACGATCCCGCGGTGCTGCAAGCCAAGCTCGGACAGGCGCAGCAGCAACTCGTCGAGCAGCGCATGCTCCTGCAGAAGGCCGCTGAGGACATTCGGACCGACAAGATCAAGGCGCAGCATCAGAAGGAAATCGCGCTCCTCGAGGCGAAGGTCGAGCTGATTAAGCTGCGCGTCGAACTCGCCGCCAAGCAACGCGAGACCGAGATGAAGATGGAGGCCGCCGAGCACCAGGCGGAGCTCAAGTTCTTCGCCGACGAACGCGCGCATCAGCGCGACCTCGAGTCGCAAGGCGAGCAGCAGCAGCGCCAGATCGACGCCGACGACCGTCGCCATCGCATGACGCTCGTCGCCGGCCGCGACCAGCAGGAGTCCGACCGCTCGCTCCACGTCGCCGACGCGATTCTCGACGCCGAACTCGCCACGATCGAAGCCGATCGCCAAGAAGCCGAACAGGACCGAATTCGATCCGAGCAGCGCGATGACATGCGCGAGCAGCGGGCGTTTGAGGCGCAGCAGGCCAACCAGTCGCCACCGCCACCGACAGGGGGCGCGGCATGACCATCAGCCACGAGTGCCGCCCGTGCGGGCATTTCTCATCCGAGGCGGGCGACTGCCCCTCGTGTGACGCGCCGATGACGATGCTGACGACGCTCGGCGCGAGCGACGACAAGGCCCCGTGCCCCGACCTGGACGAACCGGATCCCGATCGGGGGAAGGTTCGAACGCCGCGCCCATCTCGACGCAGGCGCGAGACGGTGAGGCCCAGATGAGCGTCGAGCAGGCCGTGCGCGCGTTACTCACCGCGCTCGGCGAACCACACATCGTGCAGGGATCGCTTGAAGTGCACTTCGACCACAGCCGATACGCAGGGGTGGTCGTGAGGAAACACTTCAAGCCTCGACAGTCGGATGCCACCGCCACGGTGGCGCGTGCCGCGGATGCGGCGGTGCCCGTGAGGTCATCCGTTCCCGACTCGTCGCGGGAGCGCCGTATGTAACCGGCGCACGGCGAGAACAAATAGGACGCCGAGGCGATCGGACATCCGAGCCCGGGGAGACGCGAACCCACCGCGTTTTCTCCCGGGCTTTTTGTTTTTCGCCTCACTCCGAACGCGCTGGAGCGAACGCGCGGACGTTTCAATCCGCGGCCGAGAGGCCGTGACTGGCAGGGAGAGCAACGCGATGGGCACCGACACACAGGACACGAGCGACATCACCTCGATTGGCACGAGGCTGAACGACGAGGGCACCCCCGAGGTCGACGAGACGCCGGCGACGGCGGATTCGACCGCGACGACGGATCCCGCGGCGCAAGCTGCGACCCCCGATAAGACCGATCCGCCTGCGACCACGCCCGAGACAAAAGCCGACGCCGAGACCGACGACGAGGACGTTCAACCTGGCGATACGCCGCAGAAGACGGCGGCTCGCACCCGCGGACGCTTGCAGAAGCGCATCGACACCATCAGCGAACGCGCCTATCGCGCCGAGGGACGGGCTCAGCAGCTCGAGCACGAACTCGCGGAGTTGCGACGACGGCCCACGCAGACACCCGATCCACAGACCCCAACGCCGCCGCAGCCGCCGGCTGCCGAGACCTTCCGCTTCACCAAGACGCCCGAGGACTTCACCACCTACGAGGAGTACCTCGACGCGCGCGACGACGCACGAGACGCATGGCGCGAACAGCAGACCCAGAACAAGGTCGCCGCTGAACAAGCCAGGGCCGCATCCGAACGGGCGGCCGCATCCGAACGCGATCTCGCTCAGAAAGCTGCGGAACGGCTCCCGACGTTCAAGGCGACGCACCCGGACTGGGATCAGGTCGTTCCGCAGATGGACCTCGTGGTCAATCGGGACGTGCTGAACGAGCTGCACGCCTCCGAGCACGGGGCCGATATCGTCTACGCCCTCGCCAAAGACCCCACGTTCCGCGCGGCGTTTGCCGCGATGTCGACCGCACAGCAACTCCGCGAGATTGGCCGTCGCGAAGCCGCGCTTGCTGGCACGCCAGCAACGTCGGGCAAACCGGCCGGACCGGCGAAAGCCAAACCCACCACTACCGCGCCCGCTCCGCTTGAAACCGAGGGGGCGCCATCAGCCGGCGTACGCGACGAATCCGAGCTGTCTACCGACGATCGCATCGATCTCTGGCAGAGGCAGGAACGCGACGCACGACGGCGGAGGCTCGGCCTGCCGGCGTGATCTGATCGCGCGCGGCTCGGCCTTGCACCGAGTCCATGAGTGTTCCCGCATTTTCCAACCCCCGCATGATCGCCGAGCGCGCGCTCATGCGGCTCGAGAACAACCTGGTGATTGCCGGCCTGATCAATCACCAATACAACGACCAATTCTCGCGAACTGGCACCAAGAAGGGCCGCACGATCGACATCCGCACGCCCCCGCACTACCTCGGTGGCGAGGGCCAGGAGCTCACCGTTGAATCGCCAAGCGATCCCACGGTGCCGCTGACGATCGACACGCAGATCCACGTCGGTCTCGGCTACAGCTCCGAGCAGGAAGCCCTCAACCTCGAGGACTACGACGAGCAGATCATCCGGCCTGCCGTCTCCCGCATCGCCCACAAGGTCGACATGAAGATTTACGAGAAGGCGACCACCGCCGTCCCGAATCATGTCGGCACGCTCGGCACCGACCCCAACTCGATCGACACCTACATCGACGCGGGCGTCAAGCTGACAAACAACGCCGTCCCGGGTCGTGACGACCTGTGGCGCGCGGTGCTCTCGCCGAGCATGGAAGGCGCCGTCATCAAGGGCGAGAAGTCGCGGTTCAACGACCGCAACACGCTCTCGCAAATGATGAAGACGGGCATGATGGGCCACGAAGTCGGCTTCGACTTCTACGCGGCCCAGGGCGTGCGCCGTCACACGGTCGGCGCCTACGCCGGTGTCCCGCTCACCAACAGCGCCACCGCGCAGAGCGGCACCTCGCTCATCACCGACGGCTGGACGGGGTCGACGGGTCTCAAGAAGGGCGACATCTTCACGATCGGCGGCGTCTTCGAAGTCAACATCGAGACGAAGGAATCGACGGGCGATCTCCGTCAGTTCGTCGTCACCGCCGACGTCGATCCCGCGGCGGGTGCGATGACGATTTCGTTCCTGCCCGAGCTCGTCCCCGCGGGCCCGTATCAGAACGTCACCAACGCGGCGGCAGACGGCCAGACGATCACCGTCTTCGCGGCGGCGAGCGGCACCGGGGCGCAGGGCCTCGCGTTCCATCGCGATTTCGCCACGATCGTCTTCGTCGACCTCTACATCCCCAAGAACGCCGACCTGGCGGGACGCGCGCAGTCGAAGAAGCGCGGTCTTGCGGTGCGGTTCGTGCGCTTCTGGGACGGCTACAAGGACCAGCTCGTCACGCGTCTCGACGTGCTGTTCGGCGTGAAGGTGCTGCGGCCCGAAATGGCCGTGCGCGTCTCGGGCCGGTAACGCGGGAAGGGAGCACACACACGTCATGGCAAGCACACTGTCATCCACCACACTCGCGTCGGCTGTCGCGCAGGCCGACAAGAGCCTCAATCTGGCCAGCGTCTCGGGGATCGAAGTCGGCGACTGGATGTTCTGCGGCCGCACGGCCTACCAGGTCACCGAGATTTCCGGGTCGCGCGTCGACGTCGTCTGCGGCGTGGGCGGGACCAGGCCCGAGCCGTATGCGTCCGGGAAGCGGATCTACTTCGGCAAGCAGTTCGATTTCGCCCTCTCGAGGAAAGCCGGGACGGGCGATCCGGCGAACGAGCTTGTCCTTCCGCGGATCGTGCTCGGACCGGCCGGGCCGATCGTCCAGGAACTCGTCGGCAACGACACGGACGGCTACGTCTGGGTCACGTCCGCGGACGAGCCCCCGACGGCGAAGCCGGAAGGCGTCTACACCTACACCGAGCCGGGCGCGCTCGTGGTCGCCGCTGGCGTCCATCAGCTCGCGGGCGACGGGGCTGACGCGTTCACCCTGGCGGCGCCAGCGATTCAGGATGCGGGCAAGCGCCTCGTGATCATCGCGTTGACCGCGCAGGCGTTCACCGTCGACGTCACCGGGGCGGCGGCGGGCTCGGGCGAGAACCTGAACACCTTCGGCGGGGCCGTGGGCGACGGGTTCGAAATCGTCGCGGGCAACGACCTG